TCTTCCTTTTAAACCCTTCCACTCGTCGAACATTGCGTCGAATCTAAGAGGGACTTGTTTTCTTTTTTCCAGCGATGCAGGGTCTCGAAATCGTCCTGAGTTATGAGTTCTTTGCGGAGCCCGATGCTCGCGATTTCGTCAAAGTCCTCCAGTGGGACGAACCGTGCCGCCCAGTCCCCGCGTTGCGCGAGCTCCGCGAGGAATGCGATGGCGTCGAGATTCACCGAGTCGATGGCGGCGACGATCGCGCCTTCGTCGAAGTCACCGCCCGCGTCGTAGAGCGCCTGGAGCATCTCTCGACCGGGCCAACACGCCGCGTAGAACGACACGCCCCCGTCGTCGTATTCGGTCGCACGCCTACATTTGAGCAGGAATTCTCCCACCTTCTTCGAATTCCGTCGAAGGTACTCGACGTCACCGGATAGGGCGGCCTCGCGTATCTTTTCGGCGCTCATCTTCCTTCCTTGTCAGATTAGTTGTTATCTCTTTTAGACTGTTAAAGAAGAGACACATCTTTTCAGAAAGATGCGAACGTACATCTCCGCGTCCGGATACGGGATCGATGTCGGTGAATCCGCGAGCGAGAACGACGAGGTCACATTCGGCGCCGACCCCGAGTACTGGTGGTTCCACGTCTCTGGGTACCCGGGAGCCCACGTGGTCGTGCGCGCTCGAACGCTCGACCGCGAGACTAGGAGAGATGCCGCGATACTCGCCGTGCACCACAGCAAGGCGCCCGTGGATGTGAAAATGACGGTCGTGGACACGTGTCGCGTGGCTAACGTGAGTAAACCCACGAACGTGCACGGACTCGTCGATGTCTCCGAAAAGGGCGTCTCAGAGCTCTGTGTGTTTCAAAATAAGGCGACTGAGAAGGCTCGGTTAGGACGTCTCCTCTCTCGTATCTTTAAACAAAGTTGATGTAGTTTGTTATCACAATCTTATCCTCTCGAGAACACTACGAGTCGTCTCTTCGTGGCGGTCTCCTCAACCTTTTGAGCATTGATCTCGCGCCATTCCTTTTGCATGTGAGCGAACGTCTTGTGGCATTCCGGGCACTGGGGCGCGATCGGGTCGTCCCCGTGAAGTTGGAGGAACTTCATGGTGACCTCGCCGAGCGTCGCGCGACCTTGTTTCGCGAAGGAGTCGACGGCGCGAGATATCAACTCGGGGCGCGACGCGCCGATGTGCGAGCGCGTGAGTCCCTGTGTGCTCCCGCACGTGATGCAGCATTCATCGTCGTCGAACGTAATCAGGCGGTGCATGAGATTCGCGTACGACCCAAATTGAAGGTGACGTTTCAGGTGATCGCGCTTGATCTTGGTATCGATCACACACTCGACGCTCGATACCAGTTCTTTTTCCGCGTTGTTGAGCCTTCTCTTGTCGCCCCCGACGTTGACCACGATCTTGTCGATCTTGCGTTGACAGGCTTCTTTGTGAATATGAAACGTGTACGGTTCGCGATTCAAGATATCATACATGTTGGAAATAGTAGCCATGGCGGCGCTCGGTTTCTTTGTTTACCATTCATCTCACTCAAACATTTAAGCCATACACAGTTAGGATCTCGCGAACGGCGTCGGAACGCAAGATATCGGCTTGGGTCATCTCGATCGTCTCGACGTGCGCTAAGTCCAGGCCGTCGATTCGCCGCAACAGGTCTGCGAGTCCGTTGTCCGGTCCGACGTCCGATTGGTGAAGGTCGCCCGTCACGACGAGCTTACACTCCGGGCCGAGGCGCGTCAAAAGAAGTTGCATCTGACCCCTCGTCGAATTCTGCATCTCATCGGCGAGGATGAAGGTTCGCTCAAAAGTCCTCCCGCGAAGAAACCCGAGCGGTTCGACGCGCACGGCGCGGTCCATCTGAGATCGCGACATGTGTTTTTCAAAAACGTCGAACATAGGGCGCGTCCACGGCGAGAGCTTCGAATCACTGTCCCCGGGAAGGTAGCCCAAATCTTCGTCCGCCGCGACTGTCGGGCGCGTCAGGGCGATCCTTTGGTATCGCATGGCCTCGTGACACGCGATCAGGGTTTTTCCTGTTCCAGCTGGTGCGTTCACGACGACGATGGGTTTAGTGGATTGAAGCGCGAGCATGTATTTGCACTGACCGGCGGTCTGGGGGAGACATCTCATCATCTTACTTGATCATTTGAAATTTTTTCCCAGTATACTGTATCAATAGTAGAGATGAAGATGATCAACATGTCCCGAAGAAACGTCGTCATTCTCGTCGCCGTCGTGGCCGCGTGGATGTACCGCAAGCAGATTGAAAAGGCGATCCGCAAGCAAATGAAAAAGGAGGAATACTGCTCGAAGTGCGGATTCTAAGTAAGTAGTTGTGACCCACTGTTGGACGCCACGCGAAGGTGCCATACAGGACGTTTTTAATCTTATGTTACTGTATACGTATAAATGGCGGCTGTTGTAATTGTTGTATGTTTATGCTCAAGTCTTAGTTCGTGCGGAGTCGTGGGAGGGTTTTTTGGCGGATTCATCCCAGGTAGTGTTCCACACTATGCAAGAATAACAGAAGCAGGTGAGTTGAAACCAAAACTCGAAGCACTGGAATTAAAAGAATTAAAGGGATCCACATTCGATACATGGGGTTCCCCGGGATACTGCCAGGAGTTAAAGACTTATACAGAACTAGCGGATGCGTATTCTCCAAGTGAAACACAAATTGGGCCAATCACATTGGGTAAGGATGAACGTATTAAATATGAATGGGCGCATTTTGGCGATAGTGACATGGTGAAAAAATTATATGATTCATACCCGTATTGTAAAGGTTTTGACGAATGGAAAGGCGCGTTGAAGCCCGGACCCGCGCCAGCGACAGCGCAGAATACGTGATCATTTTATTGCAATCTATGTTTCTTTGACCTCACCTTCTTCGTCTTCCTCGGCGACCGGTTCGAGCTTTTCCGGGCGCGGTTCGTGTGGAAGCTCGATGGTCTCGAGCCCGGACGCTTTGAATTCCTGGAACATCCGAAGCGAGCCCTCGAGTCTGAGTATTTCCTTCGTGTACTGTTCGATCGCCGAGGTGATCTTTTGAATGTTTTCGTCGACTGATACGGACGGCATCTTTCTTTCTTTCTCGTCCTGATCATCTCCCTTTTAACTGCTTAAAGGAGAAGATCTGAAAAGAAGAAAGATGAGCATCATCACGCGAACGGGCGTCAATATCTCGAGCGGCCCGATTCAAGAGTTTCGAAAAGAATTGACTGTGCGACCGATCACTAACAATGAGTTCGGCTTCCCGCCTCCTCCTTTTAAAGTTTTCAAGTCGACCAAAACAGGCATCTGTGTCCCAAGATTCTACGCAGAACAGCGCATCGGAAAACCGGTCGAAGATAAACGCCCCGAGCCCGCGCGAATCAAAATCAAGTTTCAGGGACAATTGCGAGCATCCACCCGTCAGGTGGAGGCGTTTGATAGAGCTATCGAGGCAGGTCACGGCGTGTTATCTCTTCCGTGTGGCTATGGTAAGACGACAGTCGCGCTGGCCATAGCGTGTAAGCTCCGGTACCGGACGATGATTATCGTACATAAACAGTTTTTGGCCGATCAATGGCGTGAGCGAATCAAACAGTTCGTCCCAGGGGCGACCGTCGGTGTCATCCAACAGGAAAAGTTAGAGGTTGAGTGTGACTTCGTGATCGCCATGCTCCAGTCGCTCTCGCTCAAAGAGTATAATTTCTCGGATTTCGAATCCTTCGGGACCGTCATCGTCGATGAGGCGCACCACATATGTGCCAAGGTGTTTTCCCAGTCACTCTTCAAGATGTGCCCGAAACACATCTACGGGCTCAGCGCGACGCCCGAGCGAAAGGACGGACTCACCAAGTTACTTCACTGGTTCATGGGACCTACGTTCTTCGCCGTCGAGCGCAAGAATCAGGACGGCGTCGAGGTGTTCCCGACCCCATTCGATTGTGAGATGTATAAGGGACCACCACCGGCGGCGAGGAATGGGAAAATCTCACTCGCGTCGATGGAGACCGAGCTCGTCGAGATGCGTTCGCGCAACGTCATGCTCGTCAATCTCATTAAAAAGGCGTCAGCGGGTTCGCGACAACTCCTCGTTCTGTCGAGCAGGCGCTGGCACTGTGAACACCTTCATCAGTGTTTCAAGAAAACGTCCGGTCTGTACATGGGCGGGATGAAGGCGGCGGCGCTCGAGGAATCTTCGAAGAAGAAGATAATCTTCGCGACATTCTCCCAGGCACACGAAGGTCTCGACATTCCAACTCTCGACACGGTCATACTCGCGACCCCGAAGTCCGACATCGTCCAATCCATCGGGCGCATCATGCGCGAGACCAAGGGAAAACTCAACAACCCACACATCTATGACATCGTGGATCGATGGTCCATATTGAACGCGATGTATTACAAGCGATTGCGCGTGTACAAAAAGGGTGGTTTCAAGATTCACTCGTGCGCGGTCGAAGACGAGGAATCCGTGACCCCACGCGGTGAATTCCTGTTCAAAATTTAATCTGCTCTTTGTAATAGAAATGTCGGGACTCACGGCACTGGTTTCCAAGGGACCCATCGATCGGTATCTCACGAGCGACGATATCAGCAACTCACATTTCAGAACGAAGTACAGTCGAAAGACCCATTTCGCCCAAGCGCCCAAACTCATCACGACCGTCAACCCAGATGAAGCGTCGGTGTTTACCATCAAAATTCCATCGGCCGGCGATGTGCTCAGTTACATGTGGTTCGAAGGCCCGGGCATCGCGACGAATCTCTTCTACAAATCCACCGTCGAGCTCTGGATCGGCCACCAAAAGATAGATTCACACCGCTACGATTACATGTCAGACGTTTGGCCGTCGTACCTGGCGGACACGTGGACGAAAGCTCAGGAACTGAACAACAAGATGTCGCAATCCACCACTGACTTCGTGCCGCTCCACTTCTTTTTTAACGATTGCAACTCGTTTCTACCGCTCATCGCCTTGAAGTACGCAGAAGTCGAGATAAAAATTCACTTCGACGCGACCGTGGTCGCCGGACTCACGGCTGCACAAAAACAGGCAAAGTGTTATGGAAATTACATTTTCCTCGAAGCACCCGAGCGCGAGGCGCTGCTCTCCAAGCCGATTGATTTTTTGATTCCACAGGTCCAAGTGGTCGATCACGACATGACGCACGTCGACGATAACTCGACGGAGTCGGGTGGTGACAATCGTATCGATATCTCGTCGTTTTCGCACCCGGTTCGAAGCCTCTTCTTCGGGT